AGTTTGTAAACTGTCCCCGGATGTTAAGCACTGGATGCCAACGCGTGAAGCGTGGACAAAAGAATATCTAGATCAAGCCCCGGATAATTTAACAATTCGATTTTCTATGCCGATGGTCAATCAGGAAGCAGCGGAGAGCTGGCCCAATACCAGCACCGTTGTGACTGATTCAAAAGCTGCAACCTGCCCCGCTCCAAAACAAGAGAACGCCTGCAATGATTGCCGGGCTTGCTGGGACAAATCAATTCATAACATAGCTTACGCGGCGCATTAGTGAAAGTGTTTAGACATCCGAAATATTATGAAGAGATGCGCAGGCGAGCTAAAAAATTTCAGAAGGAACAAGCGGACAAGCAAGCGAGCGAGCAGCGTTGAATGTGGTCCCAATCGTTGATTGCGAGGGAAGGTGTTTCGCGGTGATCGGTTAGAAGACCGGGAACCGTTTTACTCTCGTATAATTTTACCAGCTTAAGGGAAGGCTGGTAAACCAGGATAAAGTTACGCTTTTTCCTGGTGAAGTGAAACAATTTTTGATGAGGTGAGAAGTGTATTTTGTTGCCGTGTACTATCTTAAGTTCAACCATAAAGAATCCACAAGAATCGTTGTATCCCAATAGATCTGGCACACCAAAGGATGCCCAAGATTCTAATCTAGTCCACTGAATTTGAGGTGTTTTCTTCTTAATTAATTGCCAAAATTTAGACTCTGGTTTCACCGGACACACCTATTTTTTCTTACACATTCGAGTACCAAAATCGATACATTTCCGTACATAATTTGACTTTTTATACAACTATTTATATACTTTAGCTATGTCTAATTTAATTAACAAACAGATGGGTAGAAAACCTGCATTAACACAGAGGCAGATGAAATTTGCTGAATTATATGTGTATAATGATGGTGAGAAGACTCAAACACAATGTGCTCTGGAAGCTGGTTATAAAAACAGACCTAGACAGAATGCATCTGATCTAAAAAATCCTAAAAAATACCCACTGGTACATCAATACATAGAGCAGTTAAGAAAAGAAGTAAGAGAGCAACACGGAACAGACTTTCATCGTCATATGAATATGATGGGTAAGATTAGAAAT